AAATGCTCTAATAGCTCCTTTTCTACTTTAACCATTTCTTCCAATCCACCTTTCATTTCAAATTCAAACATAGGAAATATCTTATCATGACGTCCTTCAACAGGTGTCGGTTCATTACGGAAACTTGTGCTAACACAGAAAAATCCAGCCGCATCAGGATTAGAGAGCAATTCATATTCAAGCCACATTTGACCCGTTTGTGGCAACGGCCATACTTGTCCGCCATAAGCAAAAGTTGCTATGGTTTCCGGATCTTCGCATGCCGCTAAAATACTTAGACGACTCTGGGTATGAACTTCCATAAAACCTTTACTTTCAAAAAATGAACGCATCTTTGAGACGGTTTTATGGAATTCGCAAGGCTCTATATGTTTCGGATTTTCAGGCATTTTAATAGAAAAATATATCAAAACTTTAAGTGTTTATATATAATATAATATGGATATACTGATATACGGATATGGATAATGTTTAGGTCTATAAATAAACCTAAATATAAATAAAAATTGAAATCCGGAAAAGGTGTTATTTATTATTATCCATATATATATCCCTATATCCCTATATCCCTATATCCCTATATCCCTATATCCCTATATATATCGCGATATATATATATATATATCCATTCAGTGGTCGTGACGACAATACTAAAAACTATATAAAATGAATAAACGATTAATAAAAAGTGGTTCCGAATCAGCGGTTATCGGCCAAGACTTATATAAGAATTATTTCCCCATAAAAACAAATAAATTAATGAAAATTTGCAAAAATATAGATGAAGCCAAATATTTAAATATTATCCGGAACATTGATAATTATTCAAATTATTATGCCATAAATGATGAAATTGGTTATATTTTAAATCAGACCGATAAGTTTTATAACTATGTCAAAGATTTATTTTATCCCGAATCTCTAAATATTTTTAATGGTCCTCTACTATGCTATTATATAGACTATGCTGGTAATAAAGAATTATTAGAAACAATAACCGATATATATATAAACCATGACTTTAGTTTATGGAAATCCTATAAAGCTATCTTAAATTTTACTAAACACATTATGATGGGTTTAAGCTTTCTACATCAAAATAAATTGTGTCATTTGGATGTGAAACCTGAAAATATTATGGTAAATACAAAAACATCCCATTTTAAACTTATCGATTTTGGATTTACTTCCAAAGAACCATTTGATACCTATATAACTAATATACGGGGGACACCTGGATATTTTCCTCAATATTTTGAGAGTGAAGTAATAACGGAATGGTTACCTAAAATTGAAACTAATGATATGATAATAGTAAATAATAGTATACCAATGGCACGTAATCGCCAATTAGTATATAAGATTGATAGCTATTGTTTCGGGCGAGCTTTATATTTTCTAAAATATATATACACAACTAATATAACATATTGTTGTTTTACTAAATCTGAAAAAAATCTTGGAATAAAACTGGATAATATCATCGCATCTTTAATCGATAATAATATTTATACGCGATTAACTATAAAAGAATGTATGAATAAATATTTACTATAAACTCTATCAAGATATGAACGCTATCACGATAGTGATATTTTTTTATATGAAGATATATTTAATTGGAATATGCCAATCCACCCATACCACTCATAATACGTAATACATTGTAATTCACCGCATATACGATACAACTCGTATTAGAGTAGGTTTGACTTGCTGTGAAAATTAATTTAGCATTTTCTATTCGGGAGAAATTACATGAACCACTTGGTTGATGTTCTTCGGGTTTTAATGCGAATGAATATACATAAATGTGTTTGGTTGGGATACTATGACCGGCTTGTAATGGTTGCATTAAGCGGAAATAGGATGCTTTACGTGCCGCAAAACGGTCGTGTCCATTAAGTTCTAATTTACATGTTGAAAATGATTCGAATGATGTGGCAGTACCAATATATTCTACATCATCATTTCTATTTGATTGGTAATTAAAGTAATCGTTTCTTTGTGTAAAATCACCATCTCCAGTAGCACCCTCAGCAGTGGTATTCTCATTTGGCGCAACATTATCGCTCGTTATGCTTGTGTTTTGTGTACCAGCTGTATCATCCTGTAGAACCCAAATTAATTCCTTTACTGGATGATTGAAGTATAGTGGTTGTGAGTTTGATGCGACATTTGATTGTCGTTGTAATTGTTCAATAAGATATTCGTGAGAACCTTGTGCGAATCTACGACGTTCATCGGTATCCAAGAATATATAGTCAACCCACAATGATACACTGGGTGCGCTATTATCTATATCTAATACACGGTCGGAAGCAACTAAACCAGCAATTCCACGCGTTTTCAATTTAATTTCGATATCATGATACTGTAATGCGATTATTGGTAATGCGAGTCCAGGATTACGACAAAACCAAAATTTTAGTGGAACATATAATTGAAGAGGATTATTGGCACTATAACCTGATGTAGGTTTAGCTGTTAGACGATTTAACAAAGCCGCTTCTTTATTATCATGGTCTGTTAGATCATTATATATATCAAGCCATTGCCCATAATGTTTGTCTATTTGGTGACCACCAATATCTACCTGTACTTCATCAATATAGCCATGCCCAGTATTATTAATCCAATTTAAATATTCACCACCAGTAGCGGTCACATTTTGATTCGCCATTTTAATATCCAGATGCATACCCGAAATTAAGTCTCCGTTTCTGGAAATAGTGCTTGTTACGGATGATGCTGCTGCGCCCACAGATGAACCGAAAATTTGTTCTATACATTCTATAGCAAAATTTGTATGGCGACGATACACAACTTTAAAAAACGTAATTTGAGGATTTCCTGTTAAATATATATCTTGAGCCCCGTAAGCTACTAATTGCATTAAACCACCCATTTATAATATATATGGATAAAATAAATCCAGCTATTAAACCAACCAACCAACCAACCAACCATAATCATATTATCAATAATAAATAATAAAATAATTAATTAAAAGATACTTAAGCCGACTAATAATTATAATCATTATATAATATATATATACAGTAATATGGCTCAATCAGGATATCTGAAAAATTCAAGTTTGAATGATTTAAATGTCGGAGGAACTTTAACAAGAACGACACCAAAAACATTATTAGCATGGAATTATATTACATGCTCACCACCAATCGTGACAGCTGGAGGGTTGGGAGATGGTGCTGGCGCTTACGCATCAGGTACACATTTAGGTATGTTATTACCTGGGCAAAATGGTGAATTATATCCTATACAATTAACATTGGTTGGCGCTTTTACGACAACCGGTATGATGCCAACACTTGAAGGCACTATTCCAGTAGTAGATACCGCGTCAACTATGGCGGGACTTAATTTACAATTAGACCATGAAACAACTGATAATTCGGGTTGTCAATTTTCAATTGGTCCAGAAAATGGAAATAATTTTAATAAATTTATAGTGGGGACACATAGTGGTTATATTGACGCAACATTTATTACAAGCCAATGGACTGATTGGGACCTTGTTTCTATTGGATTTAGAAAAACAGAACCTGTCGATTTAGGTCATAATGCTATAATTGGTGCTGGCACGGGAGACCCATTATATACTGATTTTTCTACATATGGAATACAAGTAGCGGATAAAATACAAATCGCAACAGATTTAAATGACGGGGGAACCGGGACATATACTGATACAAATGACACGCCAACTGATAGTCAGAATTTAAGAATACGTATAAATTTGGCTTTAAGCGGCGCGGTAACATATCAATTTGTAAAAAATGCCATAGCAGGAGCCGGTACATTAGCCGCACCATCAGCAACGGCAGCATTTACATTTGATAGCGCTGATACATTGATACCATATATTATGACGCATTGTGTTGGCGCTGTTGATAATGAAATACTATTGAAAGATATTACTATAGTTAGAGACCAAGTAATATCTTATACAAATTAAATTAAATTAAATTTTAGAATATAGGTTAACCTGGATGGACGTCTTTATGAATATTTATTAACCTATCGTTTAAGGGAACGTGCCGCGACACGTTTGGAACGTCTTGGTGCGGGTTTCACACTGGTTTTATTAACGGCCCGTTTAGGTCCACGTTTGGTTCCTTTATTACTGCGAGCTTTGCGTGTTTTGTTGCTCATTTTATATGGTGCTCGTTTGGTTCCTTTATTACTGCGAGCTTTGCGTGTTTTGTTGCTCATTTTATAAGGGCCTCTTGAGACTCCTTTATTGCTTCGTGTTTTTCTACCTCCAATCATTGTTATACTTTATATATATATTTTATTTTTGGAACTTTATAATTAATTAATAAAAAAAATAATATTCCATATTCCATATTTATTTTACTTTAAAGAAATCGGTTATTTCACGTGCCTTATTACGTCTATTATTAGCTTTTCGTAATACTTCACCAAATACTATATCTGTAGCATCTTTAAACCGCGCATCTTGGATTTTAGTTTTAGCTTTATCTATAGTCAATGTTTTGGCTAAATAATTATATTTCGTATCATAATATTCAGCACCTTTATTGAAACCCGGTAGGTCTTCTGCGATTAGTGAATAGATTTGACCAACTGGTTTCATTATCTGATTGGTAATATAAAACGCATAATCTATATTTAAATTCTGTTCAACCAGATATTTTGGATTTTCTATTTTATCACCTTGTAGTAGTGCCGTTTTATTTTCAATATATACATATGGAATTCGGTCATTCGACATTGGTTTATTACCTGGATCACGTTCCCCAATTCTATCAGCCAACACTTTATGAGCAATAGATTTAGGATTTTTGTAAAAACCCTTTAAACTCTTGGTAATGATAAGCATTTCTAATGGAAATTTACCATCTAATAATCCAAATAATTCGTCTTGTAGGAATTTAATGGATTTCGCCAAATTGCGTTCTTTTAATAAAATATCTAAAACTCCACCATATACATGTTTAACAATTTTAGCATTGTCTCTGCGTTTCAATACAATCCCCATACTGGTTTCCTTATACTTATTAACGTCGAATTCATATTTATAGCCAATATAACGTTTCTTTGTAAATAAGATAAACGGCCAAAAGGTTTTTTCATATTCAAGGCGATGTGGTGGTTTCAAGAATTGTTGGATAAAATTTTCGGCCTCCACACCCAATTCAATCGATTTCTTTAAACCTTCTTTACCTTTTAATGGAATTCCATCAGCATCTTTAGCATGGAAATCGATAAAGATAGAATCAGTATCCCCATAAACAATCTCAGCACCATCAAACTTCTCTAATACTTTATCATTAGCCAGATAGAGTAGTTTACGTCCAGTTGCGGTGGTCGATGCGGCTATATCCTTCATACATACCGCATTAGTAGATGCCCCAATACCACCATACACCGAATTTGCCGTAATTTTATAGGATAATTGCTGACCATCTAAGACACCTCTTTTGAATTCATCCGTTTCGGTTTTAATTTTGGCCCGCGTATCCTTTCTGGCTTTTAGTAATTGACGAAGAATACTGGGGATGACCGATTTCCCACCATCGGGTGGCTGAACGAAACGACAGGTCTTTACGCCATCTTTATATTTACCCTTACTTCGAACTTTCGGATCAACCCACTTGAATACATCATGTGTAATATCAACATAATCATAACCGATTTTTTTGAGTTCTTCAGCACCTTTCTCACCCAGATATTTCTTATCTAATACAATGGAATCATGTGACAAATTTTCACTAATCATCGATGATGGATAGAGTGACGCATAATCCAAGATAGTCACATAATTATCCAGATAGATACCAGGTTTGGGTTTTAATACGATAGCACCCTCGTAACCATCTTCCAGATTAGCTATCTGGTCATCTTCGAGACCATATTCGTAGCGGTCTTCACGAGTATTAATATATTTGGTATCCATATTATCCTTTTTTATAACTGGAATTAAGAATTTATCTTTCCGACATTGTTTAGAAACAAGACTAAACACTTTAATACCCTGTCCTCTTAAAAATATAAACGATAATGGAACTGAACAGGTATTTGCCATCGCTATATTATTGGTAATAGTTTGTAATTTATTAATAATATGTAAACAAAGCACACAATCCTGAACACAATAGGTCGCAATCATACTGCGGTCATCGGCAGTTCCTTTCTGACAACGGAAGATATCTTGTGGACTGACATCATCCTTGGCTAATCGCCAGGTCGGTGATTTATTCAGAATATCGCTATCAATATCAACTGCTAATACTATAGTGTTTTCATCAACATTTAGTTCTATTATCTTTAATTTCTTACCATCACGATATTTATCTTCCCCGCAAAATATAGTAATATAATTACCAACATTAAGCGTTTTCGCATTTTTTATTTTTAGTTTTGAACCATCCACTTCTATTATTTTATCATTAATGAAAGTTTCAGCCACAAAATCCAATTTATAGGATACTAAATTATGGTCTCGTTGAATAACTTTTAATAAATCTATATTTACTCGACCAATCATATCAATATATTTCAATGTATTATCACCTAATGCGGCCGACATTAATTCTTTACAAAATAATGGCGCCGGTTCACCTTTAACGCGTGATATCATAGCGAATTCATCTACACATCCCAGTTCTTCAGCGCGATCATACATATAGGTATAATCAAACCCAAAAATATTATAACCGGTGACCATATCGGGATCTAATAATCGAATGAACTTACTCCATTCCAATAAAACTTCTCTTTCAGTTTTACATTGAACTACAACGACACCATCAATTGGTGAACATGTATCTAATGTAACAACATGTTTAATAAAACATCCTGTTTCACCATATTTTTGAACAGCTGTCCCAATCTGTATTACACGATCACCTTCTATAGGTGGAAATATATCAATAAAATGTATATTCATACGTTTAATTTTGATATCCTTTCCATCATCAATTTCTGGTAAATATTCTTGTAATATAGACATCATGTGATTGCTTGTAGTATTAATTAATTGAATAATGGTGTGTGTGTCTTGCTGTTCTATATTCTTCTTTACCAATTTTTCCAAAATTTCATCGGCTGATAAATAATATATGAAATTATAGAGTTCCATTATCTTATATACCAATTTAGTATCATATCCATCTAACGAAGTAATTAATCTATTATAGGCGTGTAGCATCTTTTTACTAACTTGTGATATCATCGATTTAGTTGGCTTAGCATTGAGTTTAGTGAAAACTTGATTAATTGATTTATTTTGTTTATCTTTTTTATAGGTATCGATATCAAAAAACCCATCATCCATAATATCTAAAATCGTTTTGTCATTAATGTCATCATGGTCGATTCCTACATGGGTATTGGATATGATATCTGCCACCAATATTTTATAATTTTCTTGACGTTTATAGATATGGGCTATATTACGCGCCGCAATTTTGATTTTATGGTCTGATGGAATAATCCCTCCCTTGGTATACAATTTACTAACCATTTTATTATTTTGATTAAAGGCGTCGTTAATAATCATATTCAGACAAGTATCTAATTCATCGGTGCTTTTATGTTCACATGAATGTTTGCGGTAATATTCTGTTATTTCCTGACACAATTTAATATAATTCTTTTTGGGTAACGGGAAATCGCCATGACTACTATCGGCCTCTATATCATACGACGCAATTAAAAAGGGAGCCATTTCGATTTTGGGTTCATCTGGTTTACACACTTTCTTCCATTCAATATTAATATTGATTTGTGTATTGGAATTATCCACTAGATTTATTTGATATGATCCGGCTTTTAGTTTAATCCAACCCGCTGGAAATAAATCATTAATATGAATAAATCTTAGCAATGGCGGAATATTGCTTTCATAAATTTCATATATGGCATCTTTACTTATTCCAGGCATTCTAATTTTATTTTTTAATACTTTCGCACATTGGTATAAACCTTGTGTGGTTTTAAATAATATGCGAATAAATTTAAATTTATGATTATTAGTAAACCCCCAGAATTTTTTGCGCATTACCACATCATAATTAATAATTTCAGTTTTACTATAATAGGACATGCGTTCCTTTACATTTTTAATGAGCATACCTATTTTAGCATCCGTCCATGTTTCGGGAATACTAACATAACAATGTGGTGGAAATCCGGAAATATTTATAGTAACTGATGTTCCCTTTATGGTATTTCCATAGGCGCGAATTAAAAACCGCTCATCTTTCTTCTTTTGTTCGTTCTTATTATTCGAATCTTCATCGGAAGAACCAGAACCAGAACCAGAACTATCTTCATTAACCGCCATATCTATAGTCGATACATTCCAATCGATAATTTGTATTTCAAGGTCATTTTTATTTGTTATACGTTTGGGGTTAAGACCGCGAAGTTGTTCCATTTTATGAATGAATGAATGAATGAATTTATATATAAATATAAATATAAATATAAATATAAATATAAATATTAATATTAATATTAATGAATGTATTTATATTTATATTTGTTCAATTTTATTTTATACCATAATAATAATATAAACATATGAAAGATTTCGTATCATTTTTCTTATTGTTAATTGTAATTACCATATTTTATGTCTATCTTGAGACAAAATCATTGGATGTAAAATATGTAGTATCCACCATTGATGATAGAGAATATCTTGTAAGGAATTTACCAGATAAACAAGAAGCTGCTAATTTAATGGCTAATATAAATATTAACTTGAAAAAACTAATAGCGTCATTAAATAAACTTGAAAGACAAACCAATTTTACCGAGGATAATTTAGAAGATATTCTACGTCTTAATAAAAACTATAGAGAAGGTAATATATCGGAAAGTAATCCCGGTAATAAATATACATCATATTCCATTAATAAAGGTGAAAAAATAGTATTTTGCATTCGTTCCAAAGATGGTCTTGATACCTTAGTATCATTGAACATTATGGTATTTGTCGCTATTCATGAATTGGCACATTTAATGACCAAATCGATCGGTCATGGTCCAGATTTTTGGGATAATATGAAATTTTTATTAAAAGAGGCCATCGATATCGGTCTATATGAAAAACAAGATTACTTCAAATATCCGGTTGAATATTGTGGAACCACAATCAATGATTCACCATTAAAATAATAAATAATATTTTTTTTCTTAATAGTTATTAATATGGATTGTATATATGTTCCTAAAAAACAAATATACATAGTTATCGAAGATGATGTACATTATATATTTGTTGGGAAATACGACGCGACTGATAAAATTGTGTCAGATATCATGGGTAAACTTAGTATAACTAACGAACACCATACACTACTTAAAAAATATTATGGTGCTACTATTGCGAAGATGATGACGAAAAAGGATAGTGTTTTAATAAAATGTTTTATTAATCTGGATGATACGATACAGACCATTAAGCAAAAAATTACCACCTATATTCATCATGATATAGAACCTGAAAAACAACATCTATGGATAACCAAGACAAAATTAAATCGCGAAGATATAGATAGGGTGCTAATAAGACTGGAATCTAATTCCGATAATATGGTAGTTGTTGATGGGAACCTAACGGAATATGACGTATTTCTTGGTATAGAATATCGAAATGAAAACGGTATTAAATTAATTAATTCCGATATTAATATATTAATCGAAAGTGGCTATCCAGATTTCGACGATAATCTATATGACGTACATTCTAATATATTGGAAACCTATGGCCGTATTAAAAATAATATGATTCATCTCAAAACACAACAATCGTCAACTACTATAAACCCCACAGTCCAAAAAATATATTTTCCTTTATCGAATGACACTAATTTCAAATATGATACTTTTCATTCCATGATAAATGAACGAACTAAAACGGAACATATATATCATAATGTGGTTTTGAATGAAATTAAACAGGAAACCCACTGTGAAATTAATAATATGGTATTAAAAAGTAATGTTAATACAGAATATTTTCGTAAATTAGATTTAAACCATATATTTACCACTTTTGAACTGGATATGGATGTTCCCTATATTAAATACAAAAATGAATATTATCGCTTTTTTACTAAAAAGCAATCAAAGATGGGTAATCGTGTCACTAATAATTTTAAGGCTCCATCTAAATATATAATTAATTATGAAAGAGGACATTACGACCCCATTATATCCAAAGAAAATATCATAAAATGGAAAAAAAAACAGTTATCCTATAGAGAAAAACAATATCTAAAAGAACAACGGTATTACGACTTACAATTTATAAACCGTTCCATGAATGATCTCTATTTTAAAATCGTATACGACGAAGATTATTATGTGGATTTTGTTATAACCCAAGATGGTATATGTTATATTCGGTCGTATGATATGATTATAAATACCAGTATATTTAAAACTATTCTTCAAAAATGTAATAGTCTCATTAAAAAAATCAATGGACTAACAAAATATAAATTGAATAATGTATCAAAAAATAATATGAAATTTATAACCATCGATTCCAAATATAGTATAAATGTTCCGAGCGTAACCATCGCCAAAATAAAATCGCAGATATTGAATTTCAAGTCATTTATTTATCTGGAATCCAGCGATGTTGATACCCTACATTTAAAATATACCAAAGTGAATAACTTCAATACTCTTATGAATTTTAAGACACTCTTTTTAAAACTAAAACAAGCCACTAAAAATCTGAACATATCGCAATTCGAACAAAGATGGAAAATAGAATGTCAGAATATATTTTCCGTTTCCGAAGTAGAATCACTCGATATACTCAAACGCATATTAGAACAAGGTGACTTTAAACAAATTTCCATCGATTATGAAGTCGACATTATTATCACCAATAATTATACAACTAAATCAGCAAATGAAGATAATTATACAATTGATATACAAAATTGCTATTCGCTAACACAATTAGCGCGGATCCATGAATTTATCCATTATTTATTGATAGAATCTAAAAGAAAACGCACAGTAGCAGTAACCGCCACCACGAATAATTTAGTTCAGCCTGTTGAACTAAAAAAAATACAAATGGCGACAGAAGAAGATGATATGGGTCTTGATGATGATTTTTTAGATTTGGAATCGGATGATGATGAGGATGAGGATGCGGAAAAGGAAGCGGAAAAGGAAGAAGAAATAGGTGCGGAAGAAGATATTGATATAGAACAGCTTCAATCAGCTATAGACAATGATGAAGAACCTGTATATGAAGCAGAGGATGAAACATTGCGCTCAAAAACACATTCTATACGTAATTATATGTCAACATTACGTAAAACTGACCCTAAATTATTCAAGTATAAATCGACGGATACACATGAATCATATAGTATAAAATGTGGTGCGGTCGATATGCGCCAGCCTATTATTTTAACAAATACGGAATTAAAACATTTTGAAAATAAAAATCCTGATGGATATAAAGCGTTATCAAAATTGGAATGGGGGTCGTCGGTTACAACCAAAAATTTCTATATGTGTCCACGAATATGGTGTATTCGCGATAAAATAGCATTAACGGATAAACAATTAACCGATAATAAAGGCAAATGTCCATTTTGTCAAGGTGAAATTATAGATTCGCAAACGAAAGAAATTCATGGTAATCAAACCATTATTATTCGTCGTGCTGGTTCCAATAAATATTGGGCCAATCCCGATATTTATTCTAAAAAATCTAAAGAGTGGCAAAAATTATTATATGAAACTGAAAAGGAAGCCTATCCAGGTTTTTTGGATCCTAAATTACACCCGAGTGGGTTTTGTATGCCTTGCTGTAATTCCAATAAATTTTGGAATTATTCTAAATGTTTTACCATTCCGGTCGATTTCGCGATTCCTAATACACAAAAAAATACTATAGCGATAGGTGATACCATAGACGAACAAGTAGTTAAATTGAATGACACCGTCTTAGTGGTAACTGATAATAATATATACAAAATTACAAAAAATGGATTAGTTCCCGTGACTGAATTTACTAAATTAAAATTACCTTTACAAGAAGGTATGAAAATTAAAATACAATCACAATCTGCTAAATTGTATAAAGTTGTGTTGGATAATAATGTATATAAATTCGAAGAAGATTATGATAAGAAAGCTATAGTTGAAGACAGGTATTTGTTGGGTAATGATAAATTCCCTTTACCAGAAAATAAGATTGGCGAATTACCACAATCTTTGGATGATATGTTAGATAATCAAACCCAAACGAAACTTTATAAAAGTAAATTGCGTAATGACGTATCATTATTTACGCGTAGAGGTATACCCCAAGTTCCATTTAATTCGTTCTTATGTTGTATGGCATATATAAAAGGTATAACACTAAAAAAATTAATGGAAAATATTATTGGGAATATAGAACCCGACGAATATCTATCTCTTAATAATGGCGATGTATTTAAAATGTTTATAAAATATGACCAAACTATAAAACCGGAATATGAACCCTCGTTTAAAAAATGGACACAAACATATTCAAATTTCGCGAATAAATATGCTGACCGCAAGGTATTCTTGGAACAAGTTTTCATATCCATGGAAAATTACAAACACTATTGTGGTGATATGAATGTTCAAAAAGAACCCATATTTTTTCAAGATTTATTATCCAAACACAATACATGGTTTTTTGAAAAAGGTATTAACATTATTATACTTGAGCGAAAACCGAAGGAACAAATATATCTACATCTCCCACAAGTCGACGACACTACATCACTCTATAATAATTATGAAAATACCTGTATACTCTATAAATACCGCGGTATATATGAACCTATAATTATCTCACAAACCACTAAAGCTATACCCACGTTCTTTAATTATTATAATGCTTCCAAAAATATATTAGATAATACAGTATTACCACGCATTAATAATATGATCAATTTGGTGGTGTCTAATGGGAATTATATCGAGGATAATACCATTATATATTCGAAGTTAAATACCATTGCGGATAGTATGGCCTCTTATACCACTAAAATCGATGAAGAATTTAGACCACAATATTTCGTATATGATGATTATAATGTTGGTGTTGGTATTGCCCTTAATAATAATGTAATTATTCATACGGTTCCCTATGGAATAAATCGCTATTCAAAATTGGAAAAGAAACATATTAATACTATAAAATTGATTGGAAGTACCACATTAAAAAATAAATTGGATGTATTGGAAATCAAATATGGAAATTATGTATTGGACGACGGTGTAGTTAATGGTTTAATGCTTGAAAACGGCTATATCCACCCTATTAAAAATGACACATTTGATCCCATGTTGGATTACGCGCATATTAATCATGCCATGGAAAATAATGAAGAATTTGGAACCTTTATATTAAACCATGAAACCAACCAGCGCTTATACCATAATTTTAAACAAGAACTTAGTATGGTATTCCAGACAAATACTAAATCAATTATAATGCTAAAAAATATAGTTTCTGCTATAATAAGAAATGTGGTTATGCCAATTCATATTCGGCAAAAACGTATTTATGAAATATTAACTAAAATAATTGATGGTATTACTGTTAATAAAAATGGTCATAACATAAAAACTAAAAAGATTTGTGGTAAAACGCGCGGTAAACCATGTAGTAAAAGCAAAAAGTGTACCTTGATTACTAATGATGTCCATAATAAGGGATTTAAATTAGAAATAGGTGAAAATATAATCACAATTAAGTTACCGGCGTGTCGATTAAATATTGTCGATAAATTAAAAAATAAATTTACGAAAATATTAGTCAATGAATTGGTATCATCCCATATAGTGCGAATGGAAATATTTGAGAATATGTTTATGGAGCGTGTTGATATGGATACGATATTAACGATGAATGATGATATTAATCATTTATATAAAGGTAATAATTTTTATTTAGTTAATAATGTTAAACCAATTCGGCCTATATTCTATGTTCCCGACCGATTAATTAAGACCATATATGATAGTAATAAACTAATTTCTAAAGTGGTTTATGCGACAAGTATAACCAATACTGACAAAGATATGTGTAACCCTAATATTCCAGAGGAATTACGAGTTGGAGATGTAAAAATGGGTCAATGCATATTTCCCTTTAAAAGACATGTAAAAGGTGAAGTGGAAACATATCATCAATGCGTTCGTCATAAAAATCACACATATGGTTTTACTTGCGCAACTGAAGTTGATGCGAATGGATTCCAAACTAAATATGGATTTTGTAATGATAAAATACAATCTGTCGTAAATAAAAATGTCGTCGCTACCGATACATCTACCGATACATCTACCGATACAGCTAAAATTATAAATCCAGATTGTATATTTCCATTTAAATACAAAGGTGTAGAATATAATAAATGTGTAAAAGGAAAAGGTAATAAACCTGATTGGTGTGCTATTAAAACCACTAAAGAAGGGGTTTTATCAAAATGGGACAGTTGTGATACGGCTAAATTACGTTCTAAAAAACCATCATCAACAGATAAAAGTGGTAAAAAAAAATCGCAGTCTAAACTAAAATTAGTAGTTACGGCTAAAACTAAGGATACAGCTAAGGATACAGCTAAGGATACAGCTAAGGATACAGCTAAGGATACAGCTAAGGATACAGCTAAGGATACAGCTAAGGATACAGCTAAAATTATAAATCCAGATTGTATATTTCCATTTAAATCTAAAGGCGTAGAATATAATAAATGTGTAAAAGGAAAAGGTAATAAACCTGATTGGTGTGCTATTAAAACCACTAAAGAAGGGGTTTTATCAAAATGGGAAAGTTGTGATACGACTAAATTACGTTCTAAAAAACCATCATCAACAGATAAGAGTGGTAAAAAAAAATCGCAGTCTAAACTAAAATTGGTAATTGTAGATAAATAATAATTATTTGGTCTTTGTCTTCATCTTCATCTTCGTCTTATCCTTTGTCTTAGCCTTCATCTTAACCTTCATCTTAGCCTTCGTCTTTGGTGGCTTCGTTGTTTCATTAATAATATTTTGAGCCATCATTTTACGTGTATGTTTGGAATTATAACATGATATATTTTTATTTTGTTTAGCGTCATTTTTAGTAATATTTTTATTTTTACCACCTCCCCGAGCACCTTTTTTATCATTATTTAGATTAAAATCGCATTCATAATTATCAAAAGAATTCATGATAATTAATGAATATAATGTTTTTTATAATATAAATATAATATAAAATATAAATAATTATCAATTTTATATTTTATATTTTATATTTTATATTATGAGTGGGAAATACGTTCCCACCCAACGTTCTAATTTTCCATTTTTTTTTGTTTTTTTTGTTTTTTTATTTTTTTTATTTTTTTTATTTTTTTTTGTTTTTTTGTTAAATTCGAC